AGAATCTCTTTAGCGGCTTCGGACAGATTAAATTTTCCCATTTTGAAAATCTCCTTGATTTATATTGGATATTTATATTTAAAGTTTTTTTACGAGTGATTCCCAAATGCGTAGACTCACTTCTTCAATTTCTCTTTGAGAGGCTTTTTTAATTGCCTGCTTTGCTTCAGAGAATTGTTGTTCGGTCCATACACCGTTAACCATCACCCACTCTTTGCCTTCCATAATACCTTGAACGAAAGCATTTGGAGCAGAAGGGTCTGCTACAATATCCGCCGCTGTGGCTAGATGAAAATCATCTTGAACTACGTTGACACCATTGACATTTTTGAGAGAACCCATACCACGGGACGATACTCCAATTTGAGCACCTCCTTCGATAAGGCTCTTAACAATTTGACCCATTGGTGTGTCAAGAATCTTTGCTTTGCCTATCCAATCATTTCCTTCTTGACGGAGATTCACAACCATGTGGGAAACTCTGTCGAGATTGATTGATGGAGTGTCTGGATGACCCAGCTCACCAAAGGCACGGTTTTTATTAATATATTGTTCTGTATATCTTTGTACTTCTTTGGCCATGGTTTCTTTAAGATATTTACGGCCATTGCGGTTTACCACTTCTGCTTGGAGAAATGGACCTTCGATATAAAGACTTCTCTTGCCGTCTTTATCTTCAGCAAGATATTGTAATGTTTCGGTGACTTCTGTTATTAACTTCATTGTAGTCCCATTGCCTTTCTTTTTCTTAAAGACATTTGCCGTTTTCTTAACGACTGTCTTAATTTACTTCTTCGTTTAAATTTAGAACGCCTGGCAGCCATCTTTCTATGTCTACGCTCTTGTGGTGACATCCTTGTTAATTTTCCACCACGAAACGTGTAACCTGGTACTGCCGACTTTTTTACTCTCCGTTGTAATTTACCACCACGGAAACGTACACGAATAAGCTTTGTTCTACCTATTCGTTGTATATTACCTTCAGATATTTCATTAGCCAAACGTGCTTCAATTTCGTCTAATTTTTCATCAACGAGTTCTAAAATTCTTTCTTCTAATATCTCTTGTGCTTCTACCAGATTATTAGATAATAATTTGGTTATAAAATCTTTCATTATGGTTTAAGTCCGTATTCACCATAATTGAATGCTGCAGGATCATTAAATTGGCCACGTTGATAATATTCGTTTTCTTTTCGTAACTCTACAATCATTGTATAACTATCGTTAGCGGCCATGCCACGAGTCACAATGCCAATATCACCATTACAACCTGCTGTATTTTTTGCATTGTTTGGAATGGTCGTCCAGTTACCTGCACCATCATATTCTCCGTTACCATTCATGATTATTAATGGTATGTTGGTGTTTGCTTTCCAAAATAACTGAACATCGCCGCCAGAACCGCAGTCATACCATAAACGATTTAAAGCTAAACCATAATATGGTAAAGCCGAACCACCAGAACTCAATAATCCTGGTGTAGCATTTGCGTTCAAAGCACCATATAATGTATTGGCTTGTATACGAGAGCTGTTTGATTCTTGTCCGGTACCATCAAAGGAAGCCGTAAGTTTAATGACAACATGTTCTGTTGTATCTTTAATTACTTGGTACGTAAATGAATTTGCCATTTTTTATTCCTGTTTAAATTCTTCTGGTATAGAAGCTGACCATGTCATCGCTTCATATGGTATTGTAACATATTTATTAATTTTATCCACATAATATAGTGCTACTTTTTGACCATTAGGAAACAACCTAATGGATTGCCGTTTCATTATTAAAATATTCGGCGGATCTTGTTCAGCCTTATTTTTCTTTTCGCAAAGGGTATAGAACTCTTTAAGCGTTTTCACTTTCTGTTTCCTGTTCTTTTGGTTGACCTTGTGAAGGTTCAACCGCTATATCTTGAGCGGTGGCCAAAGGATCTTCAGCCGGTTTTAATATATTTTGTGCAATTTGTTGTTTTTGTGCATCCAAATGTGCCATTACTCTATTTTGTATATCACTATACAGAGCGTCCCGCATATCTTTAGCGTTGTCATTATAAGCATAATCAACGATTGCTCTTGTGTTTTCCATTATTTTCTCCATTCAAAATATTTATAGTATTTGTTTTAATTTACCAAAAGTGTTAACTGACTCTTTAAGCTTAGCGGCCGCCTGTTGCATATCCATTTGGTGTTGTTGGTCATCTGGATTCTGTGGTTGTGCAGGCACTTGTGACATCATAGTTTGTTGAGCTACGTCATTCATAACACCAACAGGTAAACCAAGACCAGCTTCTTTTTCTTCATCAATTTCTTCTTGCATACGTTTGATTTCATCATCATTTAAACGTAATACGTTTCTTTGAATCCATGCCTGAGAAAAATAACGACCTGTGTATGGGTCAACAGAACCTAATAACTGCAATCTGTTGGTCATTAACTCAGCTTCTTTTAATTCACTAAAGTTGTTATCTCTAATAAAATCGTAATAAATGCTTTCTTTAAATACTGACCATTCATCAGCAGTACAAATACCTTTTAACACACATTGTATACGTAAAGCTTGGTCAAAAATATCTGAAAACTTATTGCGAACTCTATCAACAAATTTAGCAAACTTTAATTCATCTCGTGTAACTTCAGCTACACGACCAATCGAAAAACCTTGATTAGGTTCTAAACGAGAAATTGGTACTGAAAGTGACTGATACAATTTTTTTTGAAAATATTTAACATCTTCTAACTCGCCTAAATTTTGACCACCAGGCAATGTGGTAATTTCTGTACCTTTTCCACCTTCACGGCGTGGCAACCAAAAATCTTCCATCATGGATAAAAATTTACGGTCATCACGGACTTCACCCGTATTAGCATCATAGACAAGTTTATTCTTATACTTGACCATGATATCACGGAGATACTGTTCTGCTTTTAACTTAGGTAAATTACCTACGTCAATGTAAAAAATACGGCGCTCAGGTGCACGTGAGATACGATAGATAACTGTTGCATCTTCAATCATACGTAACTGATTGAGTGGTTTAATTGCTTTGTGTAGATAAGATAACACAACAGCACGGCGAGAATCCATTAAACCAGAAACAACAGAGATAATAGAATCAGTTGTAATTCGTACACCAACAGGCCCATAATTAGTAGAACTACCAGTGACCACTTTGTCGTTGTAAATATAATACTCATTTGCCACATGAACAACTTCTGCACCAGTTTTTTCATCTTTTTGTTTTCTCAGTTCACGAACTTTTCTTAATTTTCGTGGATCAATGTAACGTAATTCTTTAATACCAGCAATTGGATTTTCTTTGTCAATGACCACATTATAATATAATCTACCGTCAATATAATAACGGCGAAAAATATCTTGAGCCATGTTATTGTAATTTAATAACCTAAGAATATTTTCAAATTCTTCTTTAATGGCTTTTTTAATTTTGTCAGATTGATTTAAATTATCTAAAACAACATTGGTAACTCTGCCATCATCATCTTGTACAATGGCTTCATTTACAATATCATCAATAGCCGATTCTATTTCTGGTTGCATAGCCATTTCTCTGTAACGAGAAATTAGTTCTACTTCATTCTTTGCTGTGCCATCTAGATCAACATAAGTTCCATAATATGCGGCTGATTGTATTGTTAATGCACCATCTTCATTAGATGGAGGTGTGAAAGATGGTTGCGCAGACTGATCGCTCTCGGATTTATCCCGTGCGATTGTGAAACCAAAAAGAGAGAATTTATTAGCTGCCATATTATTTACTTTTCCAATTCAATTAAACATAAATGGGGTAAAAAATACCCCATACAAAAACATATTAAGAAGTAGTATCGGATTCCCAATATTGAAATGCAAATGTTGCTGCATATTCTTCAATAGAATCATTTGAACCCCAATCTAGATCAATTGGAGCCACATCTACAGGAAACAAACCTACAAATTTATATTTTTTCAACTCTTGACCAGCTTTACCATATTGAGTAACAATAGCGTCAACAGAGTAATTTGAAGGATTTACAGCTGCAGTGTTTCTTATATTTGTTGTATGACTATTAATTGAATTCATCCAAGATTCTAATGAATTACGAATTACAAAATCTTCATCATTAATAATTTGCAATGTCCAATCTGTAAATGTTCTGTTGCCAGCAAACTTTAATTCACGTCCAAAGTAATACAATGGAAAGCTATTAATTGTTGAACCAGGCAACTGTGCTGTTTTAGCCATAAATGTTGCTTTTTGGCTAGCAGCAACCCCATTTGTTGCTATTGTTGGGAATGTTAAAGAGACCTGAAATAGATTGGGACGAGCACCGTCACCAATCATATTTGCTCTAAATTCTGCTACATTGAATGCCATTTAATTTCTCCTATTATTCTTAGTATTTATTAGACAGCACCAACGACTGTTGTAAAGTCAACACCAGTTCCAACAGCAACAAAGTTCAATTGGATAAAATTGACTGAACGAGCAGGTTTGATGTAGATATCACCAACAAATTGATTTGAGTCAATTACTTGTGGTGTATTATTTGTGGTATCACATACAACCTTAAAGTCTGTTACACCACGGCGGCCTTGAACATCTCGTAAGAATGGAGTTACTAATGCAACAAATTGAGCCCGTGTAAATTCATCGTTAAATTCAAACAACGAATATTTGGCTGCTTCTGCAATTGCTTTTTCCAATACAATAAACAATCTACGAACATTGATACGATCAAATGCAGATGGTTTGGATTGTAGAGTTTTGTCACCAAATAAAACAATACCTTGACCAGGCAAAGATACAACAGGATTAATACCTAAAGAATATATTGTATCTCTTTGTGTTTTGTTTGGATTCCATGCCAATTTAATTGCATTTTTAACTTGACCACGGTTTAAACCAGCTGGCGAATACCATGGATCACGAACTGTGTCGGTGTTCACACACAAACCAGCAACGTCACCATTTAATGGAATATAACGGTACTTGTTATTGTATTTGTCATACATATATTTCCATCCTGAATCGGCCACAACATACGAACTGGTTCGATCTAAAGAAGTTAACCAAGTTGAAATACCTGCTGTTGGTGTTGTAGCAATACTATCAATTGCTGAAACCGGAGGAGAAATAAATCCTACACAATCTTTACGTGAGTTTACAATATTGTCAATAACATATTGTTGAACTATTGTGTTTGCATTACCTGTTAGAACTAAAGAAATATTAATTTCTTCTTTGTTTGCAAAGAAATCATATCCAGTTTGCAAATTACCATTAGTTGGAACAGAATCATTTCCTCCAGACAATGTAATTTGTTGATTGGTTGTCAAATTTGCAAATGTTGTATTGGTTGCACCTGTTCCCCATGTTGAAAAAGTTGTTGCATAACTTGGAGGATCGATTGCATAAACGTATTTTGATTTATTAAAAATTACGTTTTTGTAGTAATTTGAAGAACCATTAATTGATGCATCAATTGCTTTTGACACAAAAGGATATGTTTCTAATACTGTGCCTTGTGAACCAGTAAATTTACCATCAGCATCAATTACTATAATATGCATTTCATCGTTTGAACCACCAACTGAATCTGCATAATCAGATGTTCCTGGAGCACTAGTAAAATAAGATTTATATGTCCAGTTATTAAACAAAGATGTATTTGCACATACTTGTACTTCTAAAGAATTACCTAAAGAACCTGGATATCGTGCTATAAAAGAACCATAAAAATTACCATTATTGTTATTTAAATATGTGTATTGAAATGTTTCCTCATTAGGAATTTGCCATGTTGTATTTGATGTTGCATTATTTGAACTATCACCAATGGCCCGAACAACGCTTAAGTTGTTTCCATAAGCTAAAAAACTGGACGCAGTAAAAAAAGATGAAGCTGTATCTTCCGTTGGAGCTCCAAATGTTTGTTTTAAAGTCGATTCGTTATCTACAAGAGTGATCTTTTTTGCTGGACCCCACATAAAGTTTCCAACAAAAGCACCGGCCGTAGTTAGAACCGAAGGAACGACTGTAGTTAAGTCGACCTCGGAAACATTTACGCCTGGAGAGATTTGAAACGCCATTTTATTCTCCTTAAATATGATGTTAATCTGGCAGTTATAATACCATAGCAATATTTATCAATCATAGGATTTATAGATCCTTGAACCATTTGGCGGTATAATTTGCGTAAGTGTCGCCACCATTGGCAACTTCCCATAAATCTCCACCTTCAATCATAAAATCTGGTTTTGTGCCATCATCTATAATAGGTTCGGGTAAAACTTCTTCATCAATTTGATTCATATTTTCCAATTGAATCTGTTTTCTTAAATCATGGTTTACTATTTCTCTAAAGTATTTCTGAGTGGCCGCCCAAGCAAAAATGACCAAAGTCATTACATTGTCGTCATTGGCTCCATCGGCCGCAGCAAAAGAGGTCTTGTATTGCTCAAAAGTGGTTAATTCTGAATAGGTATCAAAGTCATTAATTAATAATTTGTCACCTTCTATCAATGTTTTTAAGTTGGAACAACCAATTTGTTTTACCTGTGGTGACATTTTAAGACCCATCTGTACACCTCTGGCAAAACCAGCAGATAATTGTTGTGGTTTTTTATTGCCGGTAAAGACCTTTAATAAATTCTCATACTCAAGGTCTTGATGTAATATATCGGCCACTTGAGGATTATTGTTTATTTCTACCAAAACGTAAGCATCGTTATACAGTTTGGCCGCATTGTAGATTACAGTAGGGAACAATATTGGTGATATTGAAGAACTATTATATGTGGCCACCTGTTTATATGGTGTAGAAGATATATCTATTACCGAAAAGGCTGAAGAATCTAAATTTTTACCTTCTGATACATCCACACAAATGCAGTATAGGTGGTCAGATTTATGTTCTGTGCCTTCTTTGATTGGATGCTCATATATTTTCATCTTATCATGTTCGGCAATAGGATTGGTGTACCTCAATTGTTGTAGTTTGTAACCAGAAATAAGGGTATTTGACGATCCTAAAAACTCGGTTTCAAACTCTTGTGCGAACTGCCTCTCAGAGGTGTTTCGAATCGTTTCTTCTTTCCAAGCATCATCTCGACCTGGTACCATTGACCAATGAATCTGAAAGTTTTTGTAATTGTTACGACCCTCTAGTGAATCCATCCATAACTTATAGAATAGATTCATACCATTTGGTGTGGAAACAATGATAATTTTTGATGATTTACCAGATGAGATTACCGGATAAACTGAGTTAAAGAACTCGTTGGCAATATTGTTTGGTACGAAAGCAAATTCGTCCAAGAACACAATGTTAAACGAACCGCCTCGGATTGCTGAGGAACTGGTGGAGGCCGCAATAACCTTAGACCCGTTCTCTAGTTCTACGTTACCCTTGTTCCATGTCACCACACCTTGTTGGAGCCATTGTGGTAAGTTTTCATATGCC